AACTGTGGTTGATGATGAAAGATTTGTTGAGAAATCCCCAAATGGTAATTTTATTAACACCTTTATTCGTAGAGCGGAACTTCAAGGCAAAATTGGTTCCGTAGAATTAGAAGCTAATGAAAACTTACCAATCAATTGGACTCAACAGAGAGAAGTTATGATGCAACTTCTTCAGGGATCTAATCCTGAAGTAATGGATGCATTAACCTCACCTGAAAATATTCCATTAATTTCGCGCGCACTCGGTCTCGATGAATTTGTAATTCCTGGTGAATCAGATAGGCAGAAGCAATATGAAGAAATTCGTATTCTTCTTGAGTCTGAACCAACAGTAATTCCAATTCAGAGCCCACAAGGAACGATGCAACAGGAAGTACCTTCTGTAGACATTGAGCCTCTTGTTGATCATCATCCAATTCATATTGAGATTGCTAAATCTTTCCTAGTTTCATCTGAAGGGAGATTGCTTAAAATAGAAAATCCAACTGGCTATAGAAATATTCTTCTACACTTACAAAGGCATGTTCAGTATATGCAGGCGATGGCTCAGCCTAATCAAGAGAAGCCTAAACAACAAAAGCCTATGTTGGCACAGGTGAAGAAAAATGTCGGAACTCAATCCTGAATTAAGTCGTGATGATATTCTGGATGTTCTTAATGCTCCAGATGAACCAGTAAAAGAAGATTTGCTTAAAAAGGAAGTTGAAGAACCAGTAAAGAAAACTTCTGAAGAAGAAGAAGAAGAAGAAAAAGTAACTGAACCAGAAGAAGAAGTTAAGATAGAAGAAGTTGAACCTGAACCAGAAATTATTACGCACGCGCGACGAAAGGAAATTCTAGCTAAGTATCCAACTATTTTTAAGGATTTTCCCTTTCTCGAAAAGTCTTACTTTAGAGAACAAAAGTATGCAGAACTTTTACCTACGTTAGATGATGCGCGCGAAGCTGTTGAACGTAGTGAGACTCTAAAGAAATTTGAAGGTGATTTGCTTAATGGTAACTCTGAATCAGTACTTCAATCAGTCTTAGCACAGGATAAGGAATCATTTGCTAAAATTGTTGATAATTACTTACCTACCTTGGCAAGAGTAGACTCGAATGCTTATTATCATGTTATTGGTAACGTTATTAAGAATACGATTGTGGCAATGGCGCAGGAATCGCAACGCCTACAGAATGAGCAGTTGAAAGATGCTGCTATTCTTCTTAATCAATTTATATTTGGCAATTCTCAATTTACTCCACCAACTACATTTGGTAAACCTGGTAGTTCTGAACCAAATGAACTTCAGCAAGAACGTGCTAAGTTTAATCAAGAAAGATTTGAAGCTGCTCGTGGTGATTTATCAACGCGCGTTACTAACTTAATCAAGTCAACCATCGATACTAATATTGATCCAAAGGAATTGATGAGTTCTTATATTAAGAAGAACGCGGTGCGCGATTGCTTCGAGGAAGTTGATAAAGTTCTTGCTGATGACAAACGATTTCGTTCCATAATGGATCGGTTATGGAAACAGGCGAGTGAAAGCAATTACTCACAGGGATCGATCGAAAAGATAAGGTCAGCTTGGTTAAGTGCAGCTAAAACAGTATTACCTCAGTTAATTCAGAAATCCCGAAATGATGCCTTAAAGGGATTAGGCAAGAGGACAACTACTGTTGAGGATGAAGAAGGACCAAGAAAAGGACCAATTACACCGGGGCGCGCGACTACCCCAAGAAGTAGTCCTAAAGAAATTCCAAAAGGAATGAAAACATTAGACTTTTTGATGGCAGGAGATGACTAATGGCGGTAAGTTCAGTACGACGCATTCTCCATGAGTTAACTGGCGATTTCATTGGACAATACGATGTAGTTGCCGCAACTAATGGTGTTAGTCCTGGTAAAGTAGATGTTATTTCTTTAGCTAGTGGAAATAACACTATAACACCGCCAAGTGGAGGTACAACTCCTAAAGCTATCACTATAGTTCCACCTGCGGGTAATGCTGTTCTAATTATCTTAAAGGGTGTAAATGGTGATACTGGAATTGAACTTCACAAAACAGATCCTACATCTATTGGTCTGAATTCACCAACAAATACATTGGTCTTAAATGCCGCTTCTGCTCTTGACGGCGTTAGACTTATATGGAGTTAAAATGGCTTTAGTTGAAGCTCAGGTTCAAGGCTTAGAACTCGAAAGAGTTATTCCTAAGCTGCGTACCGTATTCGAGCGTGATGATAAGTTCTTCGCGCATATCAAAAAGCGTGATGTCGAGAAAATTAGTAATCGACAAATGCGCGTACCACTCGAATTACGTCCAGGTGGTTCATTTCAGTATTTCAATGCTGACGGCGGCGACTTAGGTCGTGGTGGTGGTCCAACGTTCGACAAGGCTGTATTAACAGCAGTTTTCATGTCAGAAAACATTGAGTATACAAAGCTTTCTCAGTGGGCAACTGATGATGAAAGAAAAGCAATTGTTAATTCAGTTCGTCGATTGACCGCTACTGCACTTGATGAGCTTCGTCGTCAGATTGATGCTCAAATGATGCAGTCTGGTAATGGCGTAATTGGTACGGTAACAAGTGATACGCCTGCTGGTGGTGCTAATGTTATTGTATGCACAACTGATGGATTTGGTGTGCGTTTAATGCGTTATGGACAGACCGTGCAGGTTTTTGACACTACATTAGCAACATTGCGGGGTTCAGGTGTAATTACAAATTGGGATGTTGAAGGTAATTCAGTCTCAATTACTCCGCAAATTGCTGGTGTTATTGCAACGGATCTAATTGTTACCAACGGTATTTCCTCTCCAACTGCCCTTCCTGGGTTATTTGGCGTTCCCTATCATCATTCTAACGCCTCTACAGGGACTTGGCTTGGATTTAGCCGTTCAACTACACCAGAAATTCGTTCTAATCGTGTTAATGGTGGAGCAAGTGCATTAACATTACCGCTTCCTCGTCTTGCCATTAACAAGATTGGAAATCGTTCTGGAATTGATAACAATTTCAATCCGAATGCTTGGACACATCCTTGCCAGAAGTCTGCTTATGAAGAAATTGGACAACTTGTATCAATTATTCAGAAGCAAAGCAAGGAAGAAGCACTCGATCTGTATTTTGATTCCATGCAAATGGCTGGAGCGCCGCTCAAGACTAGCTTCAATTGGGATAAAAAGCGGGTCGATTTCGTGGTAGATGACACTTGGGGCCGTGGTGAAATTCTTCCTCTAGGGTTCTACACAACCGATGGTAGGAAGATTTTCGAAATTCGCGGCGCTTCTGGTGGTGTTGCTACGGCCGATATTTTCTATATGGTTGTGGGTATGCAGACATTCGTAAGCAATCCTGCTGCTACAGCTTATATCGATAATTTGGCTGTTCCTTCTGGTTATTAAGGAGAATTAAAATGAGCGATCTTAATCACCAGAACATTGCACCAACACAGAGCAGCCAACAGCCTCAACCTGTCACGCTTGCTTCTGCTGCTACAATTGCCCCTACTACATTCATGACATTTGTTACTGGAACTGTGCAGGTTGCTACAATTACTGCTCCAGTTACCGGCACTCATATGTTGTGTTTGATATTTACTAATGCTTCACCAGGCGCGTTTCTTACAAGTGGTAATATCATCACGGGATATACACCAGTTCAGAATCGCCCTGTGTTTCTAGTGTACGATCCGATTAGTGCCAAGTATTACGTAATGGCTGTATCATAGGAAAAAACAGGGGGCGCGCATCTGATAAAACACGCGCAATTTTATGATATTCATTGACGAAATTAATAGAAAGTTATCTGATCACTTTGGATTATTCGAGAGTACTTATCCGAATTACCGAATTGTTTGGTCAGAAGATCAATTTGAGAAAAGATTAGGAACTTATGAGGATAGAACTCCAGAAGGAGTATTTATTAGAGAAGTAACTGAAGTTCGTCTTGTTCCTAAATATAGGCAATGGATTCATAATAAGTACATTCTTGAGAAATTATTTCCTATAGAGGGAATTAACGAAAAGCTTCTTACAGTTGAAAAATTATCTTATGAACCTATTTGGACTTTTGAAGATAAGTTTGGTAATGCTATTCAACCAAATTGGATAGCAGCTAAGTTTATTGTTGATACTATTCATGCTAACATAAGAACTAAAGGTTATAAGAAATATAAGGAACCTACTAAAGAAGAAGCTGTTCATATTAGAATGGAAAGAATTAACCAAATTGAACAGAGTTTATTTGGTAACGAAACTGATTTGGGTGATGCTTTGGCCCATAAACAAGCAATAATCGTGCCGAATGGAGTTAACAATGAGTCTAGTAGGTAATTTTCCTGGTTTAGGTGCGTTAGCTAGGCGCGTAATTCGCGCACCAATAAATCCACTTGATCGCTCTACAGTAATATCAATTTATCCAAAGGATATTGTTGAAGTTAAACATACTATTCAACCTGGTATTTTCAAAATTCCTAAAGGATCTTACAAGGTTCCTAGTATTACAGTTATTGGTCCTAGTAGTTGGTGGCGTGAACTTGATGACTCACAACCATTACTTGAAATTCCTGTATCTTCGGTGCAAGTTGCTGATTCAATAGTTAAAGATTATTGTAATGGATTGTTAGCCAGTAACATGAGCGATTCAATGCCTGGAATTTTCTTTGTTCCTGGAGAATATGATTTAACAGGTATTTTATCCAAGCACCGAACTGAATTAGAAACTGCCAAAAATAGACAACAGAATTGGTTTGCTAATCTTGTTAAAATTGGTGATACACTTTGGTCACGTTCTAATGGTAATCCATTAGCAATTTCTGATGATATGCGTTTAGCTGCACAGGAATTAGGACTAAAGGATAAACCTTGGCTGCAAGATTTTTCAACTATTGAATTATCTAATTGTCCAGCTTGTGGTACATTAAGAAATGGACTTTATCCAGTTTGTCAAACTTGTCGCGCGATTATTGATGTTAAGAAGGCAACAGAATTAGGACTTAAATTCGCGGTGTGATTATGTTAGCTAAAGAAGTAATGGATCGCTCGGCTTCTCTACTCAATGATACTGCGCGTTCCATATTTACTTATGTAGCTCAAATACCATACCTTAATATGGCTATGGATGAGCTTCAGGAATTGATGGAGCAAAATAATGTTCCTGTGACTGAGGAAACATCTACTTCAATAAACATATCTCTTGGCACAACTTCTCTGAGTTTTACTACTAATCCCGCGCTTCCTAGCAATCTCATTGAAATACAAAGGTTATGGGAGCGTTTGCAGGGTAGTACTGAAGACTGGCAGCCAATGAATAGGAAGGATTATCTTCCTAGCTTAGTAACTCAAACAGCTTCATTAGTTAATTGGATTTGGCAAAATCAGCAAATTGAATTCATTGGAGCTACAACTAATCGTAATTTACGAATTGACTACATAGCTTCTAGACTACCTGTAGTTGAAACAGAAAATACAGTTATTGAATTGATAAATGCCAGATCATTTCTTGCTTATAGAAATGCTGGATTGTGCGCTCAGTTTATTGGTGAAAATTCAGAACGCGCGGAAGCTCTTAATACAATGGCCATTTTATCGTTCGATAGATTTGTTGTAATCAATACGAAAGGAAGGCAATCTAATCCGGTACGTCGTAGACCATTTATGGCTAACTATCGTTCACGCTCTGTGCTCTAAATGAGCATGTCCTAAAGGATGGAGTATCATGGATAATATCTGGGGTCAAGTTAAGCAAGCTGCTGCTAGCGGTGTATTGATGAGTGGATATTCGTTCGCGCGCAATTTTTGGTACGTAGGAGAAAATGCTCCACGTATGGCGAAACGCGCGGATACAATTAGTGCAATGTTAGCACTAATGTCTCCTGGTGATGTTGGAGTTATTGGTCCTCAACGTCATGCAGAAGGAAATCTGATTATTCCAGCTACTCTTTCTGACATTACGTTAATTGGTGCTGGAGGTCGCGGCGCGTGCTTTATCGAACCATCTGCTGCTGGTGATGAGGGTCTTCAAGTTTTAGCTGATGATGTAACACTAATCAATGTTGGTGTAGCAGGCGGTTCTTCTAGTAGCTACGCTCTAAATATATCAGCATGTGCGCGCTTTAGAGCGTATGAATGCAAATTTGAAGGTCCAACAGGAACATGTGTTCTTCTTAGTGGTTCTGCTACGGATCAAGCTGCTGATGTTCTTTTCAGTGATTGTGAATTTGCATGGTGTGGTTCTGCTATACTTCTTGACGATTCCGGCTATGGTTATCCAACATCAATTCGCATTAGAAATAGTTGGTTCCATAATTATACTGCCGTTGGTGTAGGATTAGCTGCTGGTGGTGGAACTGCTAATCTTGAAATTAGAGATTGTGTATTCGATAATTTGGAAGATGGTACAGCACCAACTGATTATATCAAGGTTGATAGATCAGGTGATACTGGTACTATTAGTGGTTGCAGATTTGCTACTGCTACTAATGCTACAGGAGTGCTTACTATTGCTGCTGGTATTATGTGGATGGCAAACGCTACGGAA